GCCGACTAAACTATCCTTGATGTTCCTCTCTAGGTCAAATAGGCCGTATATGACGCCTTGAGGCATAACTCTTTGACCGAGCACGTCCCGTTTGTAGAGATAAGGATTCTTTTTCAGCGATTGAATAATGGATTGTTTCCGCTCTTCAGACAAAATCGGATTGTCATCCATGGTCCAATGGGTCCAGCGTGTGTTCTGGACATCAAATACATCCTTAATAACCGGGTGCTGAGGCGCTGGAGGGTTTAGGTCAGCCAGATGATATCTGAGCTTAGCGGCCCACGTCCGTCTGAATGCTTCCTGGATAAAATCCATGTTCAGCAGGTTTATCTCACAAAAGACTACTGAACCTAAAGACATACCAGTGATAGCACCTACACTGTTGGCTTTACCGCCTCCTTTGTAGTAAACTCGCTTAGTACCTTTTGGTGTATCGATTAAGAGGTGGTCTCCGTGCTCGTCGTGCCTGATTTTACAATTGCCGTCAAAGATGTGCATCAGACCTGTACCGTCACCGTCAATGAATAGACGGTAGGCTTGTTCTTGGTTGTATGCAGCTATCAAATGGTTCTCGTCTGGTGACTCGATCAAGTATCTGGCATAGCGAAAATGACCTGCGGTTGTCTTGCCGCTTCGAGGAGTGCCTTCATTGACTTCCAACTCATAATTAAAAGGCTTGCGAATGATGTCAGCTTGTTTTCTCGAAAACTTAATCTTCAACTTCGTCACCGCCTTTTACCGCATCCAAAAGGGCCGTCATGAGACTGGTGTCAGACTTAGAACCTTGATTGCTTTCAATTTTGATTTTGAGCAATTCAATCTCTTGTCTGATTTTCTCGTCAGTCAACTCGAAGTCCTTCCATGCCGTATTATTCATGCCGTCCAAAGCCGAAAGAAAGGCGTTTGAATTAGCTTGTCTAATACCTTCATTCTCGATACTTGCTCTAGCCTTGTTTTTAAGCCATTCATACTCGTTAAAAGCCTGTTCTCTGGACCATAAGGACATGTTCGAGAACTGTTTGAGTAACTCACGATACCTTACCAAAACCTTACCATTTTGAAGAAGCTCGCTTGCTTTAACATCGACCGTGCTATCTTTCCACTTTTTAGAAGTTGAAAAAGCTTGTCTATATGCTTGTCTTTGAGATAGTCCGGAGATTATCCCTTGGACAAATAGCTCTTGTTTTGGGGTTAATTTATCCACTCACCGGACTACCTCCTTTCCGACAAAATAAAAAGCCACTCAAAGAGTGACTGTATGCGGTAAGTGGGTGCCTCCCCCACCAGAGCCTTATATAGCGCTACTTTATCTCTGTCCTACAGGTTAATCAGCCTAAATCTAATTACCGCCCTATACCTCTATCGCGATAGCTATTCGCAGAGACATAATGGAAACAGCAGGATTCGAACCTGCGACCAAACCATCTCAAACCTAGGACTTTCAACGAGATGGAGGAGTCAAACCTTATGTTTCCGAAAAATGAGAGGGGAGGACTTGAATCTCCAAGGCCATTACAGCCCCCTGATATTACAGGTAACCATCTACCAATTCTGAGACCTCTCTTTTCAATTCTTGATACTACCATTCTAACAGATTTTTAGAACCGTGCTGTTCCAAAAAGTCCCATAAGCTCACTATGAGGTTAGATGACTTCTTCCAAAGCTAAGACTGCCTCATTTTTTAACCTGTAGTAGGTTGTACGACTCATCTTCAAATCATAACAAACACTATCAGCGGTGCCTTTGTTGATGTAAGTCATTCTTAATACCGCCCTGTGCTTTGGATTTTTAAGCCTGTTGATCATTCTACCTAATTCAAGTTTCCTGTCAATAACTTCCTTGGTGTCTTGCTCTATAGCCTCTTTCATCACGACAAGCTGAGTATAGACGTCATCAACCTTTCTAGTTTGACCACCTTGGACTTTAACGTCTGTCCACTTAGGACTTGAGAGCAAACCAGCCTCAAGTTCTTTGATTTCATCTATACGGCTTTGAATGTCCATATCAAGGTCTTGTAATTCTTTCAAGAGTTCTTTAGCCTTGTTCACTCTCTGTCTCCTTTGTGATATAATAGTCTTTGCGAGAACTATTAGCCGAGGCAGAGAGTGTCTTGGCTTTTTTAATGCGCAAATTCGTTGACCAGGTCGCGGATAACGTTTCTGGATATATGCGCCCCATACTAGCTTCAACTCCGAACTCAACTTTGACCTCTTCCACAATTGGAACTTCGTTAAAAATTGGTCGTGCAGAAAATATTGGCGACGGTGTTTCTTGATTTTTTTCCTCCTGAATATGGATATTTTTTAGGTTTCATTAGATCCCCTCTCTTTTCTCATTTCTTCAAGCCTTTCTTGTATCGGGTCGATGGTATTCAATTCTTTAAGCGTTGGCCACATTCCGCCTACAAGACAAGAAATGTTTCTGACTTCATTGATTTGTTTAGGTATTTCTTTAAAATCCCACCATTCAGAACCATCATATTCTCCTCGTTCTAACCACCAGCCTTTGCCAACAATGGCTAAATCAGTAGGAACGTGAGCTGCACCGTATCCGCTATGATAATTAGCTTGCTTGGCAAGTCTCTCAAAATTTTCTTTAGTGATTTTAAAGTCTGAGCCTTGAATATATCTGACACCCTCAAACGTTTTGCCATGGTCTCTTAAAACCTCTAAGGTCTCCTCCCAAAGATTTTTCATTCCTTATCCTCCAAAAGCTCTGGATTTTCGTAGATATTGCCGATGACTTTGTATAGATGATTGAATTGAGGTTGAACAGAATGCAGCCATTCTTGCCCCTCGTGTTCTGATTCAAAATAAAAGCCAATATATTGTTCTTTATATCCTAGACTATCTACATCAGTCCACTCTCCGAACCTAACAATTTCTGGTCTTTTTACACCATCTCTTTTGACGATATCCCCCTCAAAGATTTCTTGACCATCCTTGTCTTTCAATCCTGTTGATTGCATTAGTTCAACTTCATCAAACTCAACTGACATTTCTGTATATCTTTCAATATCTCCCTGCTGGCAGATATCTACGAACTTGCTATCAAATGAAATGTTAGTTACATCACACATCCATTTCAATGACTTCATCCACACTCTGAATTTTGGTAGCATGTTGAATTCTCCTCTTTATCTCTCTACTGCGAAATTGTACATCAACAAGTAATCATCTAAGACTTTGTGGCATCTCGTTATGAAAGATTTTAAATCAATATCTGCATTGAAAAATTGAATCAATATCAATTGACTAGCTAAATGTTTTTCAAGATGATCAATTGCCATCTGGTCTAATTCAGCATTTACTTGGTCAATGTCTATTTCTTCTTTCTCGACTGGTTTCTTAGGTATTACCCAGCTAAAATCTGAATCTAATGTATCAGATTCTTGATATTCAATCTTTTGGGTCTTACAGTCATAAATCTCTTTTGAAATTTCAGGACTGTTTTTTTCTTTGTCAATGACTAAGAAAATCACATTGATAGATGTGTCTTCAAATCCGTTTTGAATCTCATTCAACTCAACAAGATTATTACCAACCAATTCCCGCATCTTCTTTTCAGATTGACGGTATGCAATTCCAGGGAACATGATATAGAATCCGTATCGCTTCGTATAAGTCAGCGACTTCAACAGAAAAATATCATCAACAACACCTGATTTTTTCCAAGGGTATAGTTCTTTAATAGCCTGTTGATCCTCTTCTGGTAAATCTTTCAATTTCAGAGAGTAAGGCGGATTCATTGCAATTGCATCCACTTGTATATCTGATTGATAAGTGAAAAAACTCTGATTATGCACGACCGCATGAGGAAAATTTGTTTTCAATGCTTCACAACTTTCCTGCTGAATTTCTACCGCATGAAAATCGGTCATACTGATAAATTGTTCTAATTGTCCTGAACCTGCAGCACCATCAAAGACAGATACATTCTCACCACAATACTGCTTCACTTTTTTAGCTAAGTATTCACGCAAAGGCTTGCCTGTCACATACTCAGCGAATTTATTAGCTTTCTTGCGGTTATTGTGCTCTACGAACGTCAAATCCTCACCTCATCCCCAACTTTCACCTTGTCAAAAACTTCTTTCGTGACCACGAACACACCGTAATCACGAATGGTTAGCGTGTATAGATTGCCATGTCGTTCTTTTTCTACGACCTTGCCGAATATCTCAGCGCCTGCGTTATCAGCTTTATAGACGATAATTGGGCGCTTTTCTTCTAATTTTTTAATGTGGATACTCTGCCAAATATTCAATCCAGCGGACAATAATATCCAGATTGCGATAAATCGTTTCACTTCTCGTGTTCCTCCTCAAAATAAAACTTTCCGTCGAATGGTTCGATTTTAATGATTCCATAATCCAA